TAATGCGCTTCATGGCGTCAACGAGGCGCGCCAGGCGTCGCATTTCGGAGTTGATCATCATCTCTCGGTCAGGGTCAACCATCGAAATGGCATTTCCAATCTTAGCGGAGACCGATTCACCCCCGATATTCTCCAATTTTTTCCAGTTTTCCTCGCTTATCCAGGTCGTATGCTGTCTCCCCATGTCTTCTGCGACATAGTAGGTAGGTATTAAACTCGCCGTTCTGACTGGACCGGCCCTTTCTATGTCTATGTCTGTCTATGTCTCTGTCTTACGCTAGCCTGTCGGCCCCCCCCGACTGCGCGTACAGACCGCGGAGCGGCCTCTAGGATTTAACCGCGCACGCTTAAGAGAAGAAAGAAGATGGGGAGGTTCATGGCAAAGAGCGACTCTTTCTTTATTCGAGCAAAAATCAGTGGACTTACGGCAGGGGCCTTCGGGCAAACCCCCATTGATCTTGGGGCTTACGTGGATGCTCTGGGCAAATCAGTTCTCCGCATTCATCGTGTGTCCACTCAATACGTCTTCGGCAACTTTGGCGCCCCAACTCTAGCCCTTGCCAATGCGGAAGGCCGTGCAAACTGGCAACTCACCACCCAGTCCCAAGGTGCCTTGGTTGATGCTACCGACAAAAGCGTGATTAGCACCGGAAACATTCAGAGCGTGAACGCCTCAGCAGTCGCCAACCACTACACCTTCTCAACTCAAGACGTGGATATCAACCCCGAGGACTGGACGAACGGCTACCTTGTTGGAGTTGAGCAAATCTACTTGGGTGGCCAAGCCACAAGCTTTGAACTCAACACTGACATCATTGTCGTCTTGGAATGCACCGTTGAAACTCTGTCGTCCAGTGCCGCTATGGCCCTTGCATTGAGCCAGCAATGAGGTGGCTCACTTGTGCGAAACCTGCAACCTACTCCGGCAATTGCTGATTGACCGAGGCATGAGTCCGTCGCTGGCCATGGCCATCGGCTCCTCCGTGGGCGAGCGTGTTGAGGTGGCCGCTCCGATCGTGGCAGCGAAGGCCAAGAAGAAGGTCTCCGCATACAATCGGAAATACAAAGCCGCTTTCAAGAAGGTCGCTCCTCGATACAAGCTCAAGAGCGGTAAGTGGAAGGCTGGCGGCTTCAAGCGAGCAGTCAAGGAAGCACACAAGATGGCCGGAGGGAAGCGAAAGTGAAGCGTCGCACCTTGCGAGGCCAAGTTGAGGAAGGCGTGGTGAAACGCCTCATCGTTGATGATGGACGCCTGAACCACGGCTACAGGGTGGTTTCTTTTGTTATCGCTCCTGATGTGACGAGCGCAGGAAACGACGCCATGGCGACATTGAGTCTTGATTACGATGCCCCGTTCACGTGGAACTGGGGAGATAACCGCCAAATTGGATGGGCATCAACCACCGGACAAGGCACAGCGGCTATGCTATCTCCTTACTCGGTTACTGATCCCGACCACGTCATCATCATGGATCTTTACATTCAAGGTCAAGTCTTGTCCAGTGGAGGTTCTGGCGTCATCAATTACCTCATCGAACTTGAACCTGTCGAACTCACAAATGACGAAGCCATTCTCACACTGATTAAGGAGCGGAGCCAAGATGACCTCAGATGAAACCACCGTTGAAGAAACTGCAGCTGCACCGAACCGAACTCAACGGTTCGCCTCCTGGCTCATGGAGCGAGAAGAGCGACGCCAGGAGAAGGAGTCAAACCTCGAAGGCCTCGTCCGGTTGAATGTCCTGGTCTCTTTTCTCACTCTCGGCCTTGTCGGTGGGTTTGAAACTGTTCAACTTGCTATTTCGATGATTCCTTATCTCTGATCTCCCGGAGTTCGCGAGAACATCGAGCGCATTTTAACGGGACTTTACCGCCTCGGCCATACCACGACGTGAAGAGTTCTCTTCGACATCGCTTGCACGTGTATTTAGGCACGCTTGATGGCCTCCAAAGTGTTCCACCAGTTCTCTAGGAGCCACGCGGCCGGAGCATGAGTTGGGTCTTCCGCGTATGTATCGAGCGTCCCGCTGATCATCTCCTGGAGAACGGCGATAAGTTCGAGTTGTTTTGCGTTCATTCTGGGTGACACCCCCGACAATATCCCGAGAATGGGTTGCAGTTCGCGCATGTGCAAAGCGTGGCGGAGTAGAATATCTCGTCACATTGGATGCAAGACCACCAAGGACCTTGAGGGCCCTCGTATCCATCAATGGGAAGCAACCAATCAAAAGTTATTTCTCGCGTTATCCAATCAAAATTGAAGTAAAACTCGCAACTCATGCTCAATCCCTCCAACAAAACTCAACTTCATCAAGAATCTCTTCGATAATCATGCAAACTCCGAGGGTGTCGTCAGCGTTGTCACGAACCAGAAGCGCGTTAATGCGCTTCATGGCGTCAACGAGGCGCGCCAGGCGTCGCATTTCGGAGTTGATCATCATCTCTCGGTCAGGGTCAACCATCGAAATGGCATTTCCAATCTTAGCGGAGACCGATTCACCCCCGAT